AGCGCGGCTATCAGGTGATGAACGGCGAGAATGAGGTGCTGGAGGGTATCAGGCGTGTCTCGGTAGCGCTCAAGGCCGGGATGTACCGGATCCACGCGCAGAACAATCCGAAAACGCTCAAGGAGTTGGAGGTCTATTCGTGGTCTGAGAAGGCGGCGAAGCGCGGCGAAGAGGAACCAATCAAGGAAAATGACCACACCTGTTTCGTGGCAGGGACTCTGATTTCTACGCCTGCGGGCGTCGTGCCCATCGAAAGCATTTCTCCTGGTGATCTTGTGCTCAGCCCACTCGGCAGAGCCAGAATCCTCGAAATCGGCGTACGCGAGGCTGAATGCATTGACACTGGCGTGCTCATTGGAACGCCAGAACATCCTATTTTCTCACAAGGGAAATGGGTTAGATTGGATGCTGTAGAGTATAATGAATTATGCGAGTTGAATCAGTCATATTCAATGGAATCGAGTTCAGGCGTTACCCGGACTCCAAGCGCACCTCAGACCGCAATTACTTTCGTCCGCATGCTGGACATATCCGCGCCGGCACTAAGGCGCTGCACGTCGAGATTTGGAAGAGCATCCACGGGCCAGTTCCTCCCGGTCATCATGTGCACCACATCGACGAGAATCCAGGAAACAACGATCCTTCCAATCTCGAATGTCTTCCCGGTCATGACCACCTATCTCTCCATACCAAAGGAAAACACAGAGATCCCGCGCACATGGCTCGAATCATCGAAATGGCCAAGACGTGGCATCGATCAGAAGAGGGCCGTGCATGGCACCGCAAGCAAGCGAGAAAAACAATCTCTCGTCTCATGGAAGCTCGCGCCACATACATTTGCCGCGGGTGCGGGAAGGAATTTCAGGGCTGTATTCTCGGGCGTCATTTCTACTGCAATGTCAATTGCAAGCAGCGCGCCAGCTATCAGAAGAATCTGGGCGCGGAATCCCGCATTTGCGCGGTCTGTGGCAAGCCTTTTATGGCGCATAAGCACAGCGTCACAAAAACCTGTAGCCGCTCATGCGGTACACGCCTGCGGTGGACAAAAAGTCTATACGATCAAAACTGAGCACGGTTGCTACATCGCCAACGGTATTCTCGTGAGCAATTGTGACGTGATCCGCATGTGCGTAAGCAAAATGATCCCAAAATGGCGCGTAGGTTAGCGTATCCCCGTACGTATCCCCATATTCGGCCTGTTGTAAGATAGCCGCATGGCCCAGAAAGACTCGCTTTCGCTCGCCAAAGAGCGCGCAGCCCAGAAGCTCAAGATTCAGCCGGCGCCACAGCTTAGGGGAGCGGTTGATATGTATTCCAATCCCGCTGCGAACGTGGGTTGGGGCACGACTTCGCTGGCCAATGGCGGGCGGCATGTTCCATTCCGCATCTCGCTCGACTATCAGAAACTCGTTTTCATGTATCGCGGCTCCTGGATCATCCGCTCAGTTGTGGATACGAAACCCCAAGATCAACTGAAAGCATTTCCCACACTTACCAGCCAGGTTACGCCCGAGGAAATTGCAGCCTTTGACAAGGTGATTGCAGATACCGCAACGCTCCAGAAGTACATCGAAGGCCGCAAATGGGGCCGGCTATTCGGCGGCGCACTCGGAATCATCATTCTCAAAGGCCACAATGATCTGGCGCAGCCGCTGGCGCTCGAGGACGTGGACGTGGACAGCTACCGCGGCATGATTGTCGTCGATCGCTGGAGCGGCATGAGCCCCAGTTCCGAGCTCATCAAAGATTTAGACAATCCATCGGAATATGGCCTGCCTGTGTATTACGATGTTTATACTGAAGCCGGCCAGAATCTGCGTGTGCATCATAGCCGCTGCCTACGGTTTGTGGGCCGTGACTTGCCGTTGTTCGAGAAGCAGATCGAAACCTACTGGGGCATGAGCGAGATCGAGTGCATCCTGGATGAGCTGAATCGCTACGACTATGGCATGGCAGCGGTTGCGGACCTGATCTCGCGCGCCAATGTCTTTGCCATGCAGAACCCGATGCTGGCCCAGATGCTTTCAGGCGTGGGCCTCACACAGCAGCAGTTGAATGATTATCTCCAGCGTGTTGCGGCGGTATCGGAAACGATTACCACGAATGGCCTATTAGTGCTCGGCGAGAATGAGGAGCTTTTCACGCATACCTGCTCGTTTTCGGGGCTTTCGGACGTGATGCGGATGCAGATCATGTGCCTCTGCGGGGCCAGCGGATATCCAGTATCGCGTCTATTCGGCGAGACGCAAACGGGTCTGAATTCGAGCAACGAAGGCGATTTGCAGGCGTATTACGATAATGCGGATCAGGAGCGTAACCAGAAGGATCGGCCGCTCATGGATAAGCTGATTCCCATTATCTGCATGAGCACCTGGGGGCGGGTTCCCGATGATCTCGATTACAACTTCTGCCCGATCCGCACCATGAACGCGAAGGAAAAGGCGGAACTAGCAAAGAGCCAGGGCGATGCGATTGTCGGCTACTTCAATGCCGGTATCCTTGGACGCCAAACAGTCCTGCGCGAAATCCAGACCGCATCGAAGGTCACCGAAATCGGCACCAACGTGACCGATGAAATGATTGAAGCGGCGGATGATGATGTGCAGGTTCCCCTGCAAATTGAGAGCGAAGAGGCTCGCGCTGGCACTGAGGAGTTCTCTGAGGGGAAGCGGGGAACCGAGGCGAACGAGACGCCTGGCGGCAAGGATTCATGGTTTGCGCGGGCATGGAAGCGCGTTTCCGGTGCGCGTGATGCTGAGTTTGTGGAATCTGAGCATCCGCGAGACGAAAACGGTATGTTCACAATCGGGAATCACTCAGTCATGCGGCGTGAAGATTTCCGAGATATGTGGGGAAAATCTATTGAGCCGACCAAAAACAATGACTTCGTTGTAGCTCGATATATTCCAGAAAGCAAATGGAGATCAGGAATTAAAGGAACAGAATCTTATGAAGAAGGCATAAATCCTGGTCATTTCCAGCATCAAGAAAACGCCAAAACCTTAGAGGGGGCAAAGAGAAAAGCGAAAGCTCTTCACATCGAGCAAGAGAACAGAGAAAGAGAGTTTAAAGCGCATAAAGCCGTGCGCGCTAAGGCCGATACATTAGTCTCCGCTCTTGAGGAAAAGGGCGTCAAGGCGAGTGTTTATCAAGCTGTGACTGGCTCGACATATATATCCCTTAAAAACGTGAAATCGTCGGGGAAAGGAATCGGCGGCTATGCGCTTTCGACTCAGATAAGACTTGGAGATCATCCGGGGCGGCATTGGGAGCCTACGGAATGGGATTATCTAGATGAAGACCCGGAAGATTATGCCTCTGAACTCGTAGCGAAATTGAAAAAGGAAGATCGTTTGCTATGAGTTACTTCCACCGACCACTGCGCATCGAAACCGAATACCGCCGCGCCCTGAATGCGCTGATGCAGTCATGGCTCAAGATTGTTCCACGTGGAACAGACCTGGACGCAATCTTCGCCTTCCTGAATAATGGCGGCGGTGAGCGCGTCATGCAAGCCTCGGACCGGCTTGCGCGTTCAATGGTCACCCAGACGGCAGTCCAGAACGCTAATAGCTGGCGTGAGGCTGCGCGCAAGTCGAGCCAGGGCAAACGCATATTTGACCTGCTGCGCACGGAGATGCAGGGGCCTGTAGGTCTTGTCATGCGCGGACTGGTCGCGCATCATGCCAAGCTGATCCGGTCGATTCCCCAGGATTTGGCGCAGGATGTAGCCTCGCAGATTGCCACGCGCCAGATGCGGGGGGAACGCGCGGAGGTAATAGCAAAGGATATTCGGCAGCGGTTCCCGGAGATCACGCGCTCGAGAATCGCAATGCTCGCGCGAACTGAGGTCGCAAGCGCTGCCACATCGATCAGCGAAGCGCGGGCCAAGAACCTCAATCTGCCTGTATATGAATGGCTTAGCTCTGAAGATTCCCGCGTGCGCCGCTCCCATCGCAAGATGGATCATGTGCTCGTGTTCTGGTCTGATCCGCCCGCTCCGGAGGCTTTAGCAGGCGAGAAATCGCGGCTCGGGCATTACCACGCGGGCCGGGCGCCTAACTGCCGCTGCGATGCGAACGTGATCGTGGACCTGGATCAGGTGGAGTGGCCTGCGCGATTGTATTACCGAGGCTCCATTCAGCGCGTCACCCGCGCAAAATTCCTTAAACTTGCTGCATAATAGCACTTGACATGGGGATACACTTGGGGATACGGTATCCGCATGTACATCCTGTTTGCACCTTCAATCATTGCCTTGCTGTGGATGATGGGAATCTACACCATCAACACCTACACCAACGGGATGCGGGATCGCTGACATGCGTAGAATCGGCGTTCCCGTAGTCATCCGCATCACCGATGACATGCTCGAAGTGGCGCGCAAGCTCGCTGCGGCCAAGAATAAGCCCCTGCGCACGCTGCTGCGCGAAATCATCGAGGATGTGCTGAAAGAGGCTGAGAAATGAAGTGGTTGGCGTGGGCTTTCTTCATCATTCTGGGCGCGGCGGCGGGAGTCTTTCTCATGCTGATGATCTGGTTTATTTCAATGATCTGGCTCGGATGGCCGAACTGATGCCCACGCCGCTGCTGATGCTCTCCGGTGATCCAACGGCCAAATCTGGTCTTGAGCACATCGTTCAGGATTGGCCAGAGCTTCCGATTCCGTTGATGATCCTCTCCGATAGTCCTTGCGCGACATCTGGACTTGGCCGGATCACGCGCGAATTGGCGATGAACATTTACAAATATTTGCCCCATGTGTTCCGCGTGGGCTGCATCGGGCCTGGCGCCGGCCTGCCATTTGAGCCGCCGTTCTTCCATCACCGCATCGACCAGATATCCGATTGGACCGTGCCCGATCTGCCGCTGATCTGGCGGGCATTCGCGCAAGGACAGCATGGAATCTTGCTGGTGATCTGGGACGCATCCCGTCTTCTCTGGCTTTCACATCCTGAGCCCTACTGCCCAAATCCTGAGCTCAAGAAGTTCCTGCTCACAAAGCCATTCGATCTGTGGACCTACAGCGCCATCGATGCCGAAGGACCGAACGGCAAGCTCTCTATTCTGCTGCGTGAGGTATTGCGCGGATTTGACCGCATTCTGGCCTATAGCGAATGGGCAGCGCGCATTGTTGAGCGCACGATCGGCGACGGCAAGATGATTGAATCGCTCCCTCACGGCATCGATCCGAAAATATGGCGCCCGCGCGGACGTGACAAGGCGCGGCGCAAGTTCGGCCGGCTCGTATTCGATACCGATTTCACCATCGAGTCCAATAAGTTCGTGATCGGCATTGTGGCGACAAACCAGGCGCGCAAGGATTACGGAACGGCCATCAAAGCCGCGGCCCAGATTGCCAAGAATCACGACGTGCTGATCTGGATCCATACGGATGTGCTAGAACGCTACTGGTCGATTCCGGCGCTCTTATGCGATTACGGCCTAAATAATCAGGCTGTCGTGACGCATGGCCAGCTCACCGACGAGCAGATGACGTGGGCTTATTCAGCCTGCGATGTGACGTTTGGGATCGGGCTGGCTGAAGGCTACGGCTTTCCAATCTTTGAATCTCTAGCCTGTGGAGTGCCGTGCATCCACGGAAATTGCGGAGGTGCTCCGGAGCACATGCCCAAGGAAATGCTCATTGAGCCTGTCGCATTTCGCACCGAAGGAACGTTCGGTTCCCAGCGCCCGGTATACGAAGCCGATCAATGGGTAGAAGCGGCATTGAGGGTAAAAGGGGTATACGCCTCCCTCCCCAAGCATTTAGAATGGCCTCAATTATGGCCCAGATTTCGAGCATGGCTGGAGGCGGGAATTGCAAAGGAAAAACAAACGCTATCTGTGGTTGGTCAAGAAGATAGAAGAACATCAATCAGATAAGTGCCTTTTATGGCCCTTTCAGGTTGATAAAGATGGCTATGGTCGGGTTCGTCCTGGTGGCAAGAGGATTACTTACGGAGCACATCGAGTTGCGTTTTTATTGGCAAATGGCCATTGGCCAACGCCTTGCGGACTCCACTCTTGCGACACCCCTCGCTGTGTGAACCCGAGGCACATTTGGGAAGGAAGCTCGGCTGACAATAATGCAGACCGAGCGAAGAAAGGCAGAGGATTGATTGGAATAAGACAGCCAGATGCAAAACTAACCGATGAAATCGTGCGTCAAGCACGCATCGAATATATCCCCAGAAAACTTGGATTTCATAGACTTGCCAAGAAATACGGAGTTTCAAAACCGGCCATGATGAGCGCGATCAAAAGAAAGACATGGAGGGATGTTTTATGAGTGATGAAAAATTTATCTCTGAATCCGATTACCGGCTCTACATTCCATATGTCAATCGACCCGACTTACTGCGCAAGGCGCTTGATTCTGTCCAAGAGTTACAGCCACATATCACGATCATTGATAACTCTCCGGACGGATTGCCTCAATCTAATTGGAAGGCCGAGATCATCAGGCCGCAGGTTCCATTGCTTTTCTTCCAAACCATGAATCTCATCCTGTCACATTCACGTGCGCGAGGCTGTAAGTATGCTTTCTTTCTGCACAACGATGGCGAAGTCCACAAAGGCTTCGCTCAGAAAGTTCTACTCATCGCACGGAATGCGATGGATAACTGGGGCATCATCTTCACGCTCTACGATGTATTCGCGTGCTTCAATCTCAAGATCGTGGATGAGATTGGCCTGTGGGACAATAACCTGCCCTGGTATTTTGCAGACATCGACTACTATCGCCGCCTCAAGTTAGCCGGTTTCAAGGTTATCGAAGCAGGTCAGGGAGTGACGCACGCAGCCAGCCAGACGATCAATTCCGATCCGAGATTGAAGTTTCTGAACGGCATAACATTTCCTCTTCATGCTGCTTACTACAAGGCTAAGTGGGGAGGAGAGTCAGATCACGAGACATTTACCGAACCCTTTGATGGAAAGCTGCCGGAATGAATCTAGAAAGATCACTATCGACAGACGGGTGGATGGAAGAATGCGAATTGATCTATCTTGCGTCCGCTGCCAAACGAAGTCTTGTTATAGCTGAACTAGGATCGTGGAAGGGACGATCGACCTTAGCTCTTGCTGAAAACACAGACGGTGTAGTGTTCTGCGTGGATGTGTGGGAGGATAATCCTCTTCGTCCTATGTACACCGGCGTTCGCGGTTCTATCTTTTGGGAGTTTCAAGAGAATACTCATGAAATAACAAATGTCATTCCGCTGGTAACTACCACAGACTTAGCGGCCGCAGCGATGAAAGAAATAGGAGCGAAATTCGATCTTGTATTTATCGATGCGTGTCACGATTTTGATTCGGTCGAACGCGACATTCTCTCCTGGCGTCCACTTCTCCGAGATGAAGGAATTCTGTGTGGTCATGATTTCATTGGCGACTATCCTGGAGTAGCTCAGGCCGTCAAATTGCACGTTCCTCGCTATCGACTCATCAACTCAATCTGGACAACCGAGCCCATTAACTAACTAGATTCCTTTTGAAATTCCCCTCTTGACTTGCGCATAGGAATACGAATTTAGGGATGTGCTATGCTCTTTTCGTGCCTCTTACAGCCAAGGGCGAGACCATACTGAGGGCCATGCGGTCTACCTATCCGTCCAAGAAAAAGGCAGAATCTGTTTTCTACGCCAGCCGGAACGCACACAAGATCACAGGCGTTGATGCGGCGGCAGACCAAAAGCGCGGCCGGATTACCTACTACGCCAGCAAGCTCCCCGACAAGGAAACGTGGTTCCAGACGCCTGAGGGCTATCGCATCTACAAGGATGTGCCGATCGCGCGCACCGGAAGTCAGAACTACCTGGGCTACGAAATCAAGAAGAATCCCGGCTACAAGCCTGAATGGAACATTGGCGACGATGATCAGGTAACGGTCTATCGGCCTGAGTCTGAGGTGCTGGCGCCGGCGGCGCTTGCATCATTCGAGGGCAAGTCGGTTCTTGACGAGCATCCAGCTGATCCCCAAATCCTGATTGATGCGCTCGATGAATATGAATCGGTGAGCCGCGGACACGTTCACAATGTACGTGCCGGCGAGCGCATGGCAGACGGCGAAATCGGGCCAGTGGCCGATCTCTGGGTCAAGCATCCCGAACTGAATATGAAGATCGAGGGCGGCGTGCGGGATGTGTCCTGCGGCTATACCTTTGTGCTGGCTAAAGATGAGCATGGTAAATTTATCATGACGGAGATCAGGGGCAACCATGTTGCTGTGGTGCCCACCGGCAGAGCAGGACGTTTGTATGGTATTGGCGACAAAGCGCTAGAATCAACCGACAGGAGAAGCAGCATGGCAAAGCCTACCTTCATGGAACGTATTCAGGCCCTCGGATTCAGCTCGTGGGCCAGAGAAGCCAAGCCGGAGGAGTTAGTTGAAGGGCTTGCCGAGCTTTCGACCTCGGGCGTGAAAGACTCCAAATCCGTCAAGGACGAGGAAGAATCCGAAGCCGAGGCTGAGCGCGAAGAAAAGGAACGCGAAGCCAAGGACAAGAAGCGCAAGGCCGCTCGTGACGCGGCCGAGCATCCTGCGAAGTGCATGTGCGATGACTGCATGGATGCGCGGGACTCCAAAAAGGGCGGCAAGGATGCCAAAGAGGAGTTCGGCGAGGACGAAATGACGGACGCCGACAAGCTCGAAGAGGAAGAGAAAAAGGACGACAAGGAAGAAAAGAAGGAAGCGGCGAAGGACGAAAGTGCCGTGATCCTGCCCACCAATGAGCATTCCAAGTCCGAATTCTCGACCGGCGATGCCGCGAAACATCTGCTCACCCTGAAGCCCGTGATCGCCAAGTACGGCGACAGGGCTGCAAAGGACGCGCTCAACTCTCTGTGCAAGGGAATCCGCGAAGTCAAAGCTGGCGCGAAAGATAGCGCCACCAATCCCTTCGCGCTTCTGACTCACATCACCAGCGCCGATGGCATGGGTGACAATGAGCCGGAAATCCCAATGTTCCAGTTCTTCAACGGGAAATCGCACGCCGATGGCCTCAAGGCGTGGAATGAGTACCAGGATCGTCGCGCAGCGAATCGTCGCGGCTAACGCCAACGAACTAAAGGAGCAATCCCATGCCCGCAAGCATCATTCCGGTAACAGGACTCATCCAGGGGCCGATCGGCACCATCTCGCAGTCCGATTATCCGTTGACCACCAATCGGTTGCTGAATCCGACCGATACGCTTTCGGCCAATTTCGGCGATGCGCTGGTGCTGAACTCAAACAACACCTATTCGACCGTGAAGCAATACATCACCGTGGATAGCTCCTCGGTCACCGGAAGCACGCCGATTGCATTCGCGCAGGCCAACGTCAAGACCAATACCTACTATCCAGCCGGCTCTGAAGGCACACAGATGGGCTCGGGCGTCTATCTGCCCGGACAGCCTACGGATGGATTCGTGCGCGGAACCATCACGGTAGCGGTTCCCTATGGAACCCCTGCCGGTGCCGGAGCTCCGGTCTATATCCGGACCACCGCAAGCGGAAGTTATCCGAATAGTCCTGTCGGCTCAATTGAAGGCAGTTCACTCTCGGGCAACACGGAATTGACCAATGGGATTGTGTTCGCAACAGGCATTCTCTCGACCGATCCCGCAACTGGGCAGATTGTTGCCCAAGTAACGATTTTGGAACGTCTGATCCCGTAATACTGGAGCGCAACGATGAACACGAATGAACTCTATTTGACCGCAAAGCGCAAGGGCGTTGCGGAAAGTCTCGAAGAGGTATGCAGGGCGGCGGGAATGACCGTCAGCTCGTATACCAAGAGTCTTTATGCGTTGCGCATGGCCGGCCCCGGCGGAAACATGCTTGGGGCAAAGGATGCCTCTTCCACCGGCCAGATCTTCGTTCAATCGGAACTGAACAAGCCCGACGTTCGGCTGCACATGCCGCTCGAAGGCCATACGTGGTTCCGCGATGTTCCGCTGATGAACGGCGGCGGCTGGGTCGATACCGAGACAGCCCAGTTCGTGGATGTGTTCTCGCCGAACAACGTGGCCAGCCCGAACACGACCGGAACCAGCTCGAACAACATCCGCACGCTGAACTACAACCGGACGCAGGACGTTTACCCCACGTATGCGTATCAGGTCAACATCCGCATTCCGCTGATCGAGTCTCTGAAACTGGCGCAGGCCAACAAGAGCCCGAATGACATTCTGGACAAGGGCGTGCGGACGGACTGGAACAAGACGCTCGACATGAGGGTCTATCTGGGCGAGCAAGCCAATCAGGGCCTTCTGAATCAGAATCTCACGGGCGTGGTGAATCAGCAAATCCAGGCCGGCGCGGCTGGCGGAAACTATCTCTGGTCGGCCAAGACGCCTCTCGACATTTTCAACGATTTCCAATATGCGGCCAAGACGACCTGGGCCAACTCTGGCTATGCGCTGGATTCGGTTCCCGGTCGCTTCCTTGTGCCGGCGACGCGCTGGCAATACCTCCTCCAACCGATGACGCTGCCGACTACCGGATCATCAGGCGGACCGGCAACGACCATTCCGGCCTTCGCCAACGTGCTCGAATACATCAAGGCGAACTACTGGGGTTTGGCCATCAACGGCAAAACACCGGAGATTGTGCCGATTCCCTACTGGGCAGAGACGATTGGGACAGGATCGACGGCTCAGTTAACCAGCTACACGTTCAATGATGATTTCCTGAACTTCGGCATCCTCCAGGACATTCAGCGGATGGGCGGACCGCTGAGCCTTCAGGATGGCGCATTCGTGGCAACCTACATTGCCAACACCGGCATTGTGAAGCTCTATCGGCCCACAACGATCATGTATCAGTACGGCATCTAACGCGTTCTGCTCGCTGGCCATCGGGCTTGGGCTTAATCGGCCCGAGCCCGTTTTGTTCTGCTACTTCTCGGCTCGATGACCTCTGCTCATGAAAAGCGAAGGCAGGCGCGGAGAGGTGTATTCAAGATGGACAGGAGATTGCAGAGCTTCGGCTTCGCGTTTGATGCGTGCCAAGCGCAAAAACCATTCTTGAGAATTTCTCCATGGCGAGGCAATATCGCACAAAGCCACGGCCTCAGATAAAAGTTGAGTGAGATCAGAAATCTGCCATTGTATCGGCGTCCATTCCATGTACGGTGTGTTGAATGAATCAAGAAGCTCCTCTAATGATGGTTTAGATATTTCTTTCAATACACGTCCCGCAGTATCCATCGCCTCATTGATAGATTTAACGGTTGATTTCTTCATGTTTTCCTTTCTGTTCCTTGCCTTACCTTGCCTTGCCGCGCCGCACCATGCCACGCCATGTCAAGCCACGCCCCGCCGGGCCGCGTTTAAGCCAACTTCGGCAATTCGATGTGGACGGTTGCGCTTAATGATTCCCGCTTCTTGTAGAGTTGCCGTCCCTGATCCGCTGCTAAGCGAATCGCCCCGAATACGGCTCCCGCGAAAAGAATCTGTTTCTGCTCTTCCGCCGAAAGCGAATTGAAGAACTGTTCTTGAAGAATGCGCTGGCTACGATCGCCGCGCTTCACGGCGCGATCAATGCGACTGATCCGCGTGCTGAGAATCGGCATGACGCTGCCGGTATCGGCCAATCTGATGCCATAGCCAAACGTGCATGAATACTCAATTTTCATGCGATGTAGCGCGCGCCGCAGATGTGCTTTCCCGCGCAAATCCATCTTGACACCGCTGCCATGTTCAATTGCCATGTAGCTGAGTTCGGCACCGCGTTTCTGTATGGCGAGAAACTCTTGAATTTGGATTGATTCTTTGTCCAATTCTGCAATTGTCTTTTTCACCTTTCCTCCTTATGATGCCCTTGCCTTGCCGCGCCGCACCATGCCACGCCATGTCAAGCCACGCCTCGCCCGGCCGAGCCGAGCCCTGCCGAGCTACACCGTGCCATGTCCCGCCGTGGCCAGCCGTGCCGAGCCCTGCCTTTCCCAGCCCAGCCCTGCCTTTCCCAGCCCGGCCCTGCCGAGCTAGTCCCGTTGACTCCATTTCGTTGAAACGACCTTGAAGCGCCCGTAGAATCCATTGTTGCGCGGCCTGAATCGCCCAATGCCGACAAACGAGCCCGCCTCTTTCAAATGATGCTCAAACACTGTCGGCGTCACCGTTTCGTCAAGGACATAGAATGTGACCGTGGCTTTCCACTCTTTGATGAGCGGGAAGCATTTGAGCACACGGGAACCCCCGCCGCGTTTGCCATCCGAGGGCACAAAAAGCCATTCGCCAAGGACTTGATCTTTGTGAATGCCAAGTGGAACGGCATCCATCACGAGCACGCCGGCTTCAAAATGCTTCGTGTATGTGCTCTTGCCCTTACCGGGAATCTGCACAGAAAGAAATCTGGCAATCTCCGAGAGCGCATTTTTGAAGGCCATCGGCGGAATGTATACCATCCCGTCCTCAGAAGTGTGCAGACGATCTTTCCACGTCCGCGCCTCATAATCCTGTGCGTTTTCCTTTTCTAGCTTCTCGGTTTGGTAATACCGAGATTGGCTATAAGGACTCACTGATTCCAACTTTGCTTCACAAACTCGCATACATTCTCCTTGTCTTGTGCAGCGATGCCGAATGCTGTTTTGTCTAGTCAAGACATGCGATGACTAGCCGGACCGGGCGTTGCTGACTTTGTGGCGTTTCGCCAATTCCCTAACTGCCAACTCGATTACGGCAGTATGGGACAGGCCCAAAAAGGCGGAGAGCGCGATGATGAGTTTCAATGCGCCCTCCGTCAGTCGATACGCTCTTGCGGTTCGTTTCGTCATTCGCGGTTTACCTAACTGCTACGGACACGGTATTACAAAACGCAATACATTGTCAAGAACATTGTAAAATGCACTCATGCCGAGCTTTCCGAGTGAAAATATCAGCTTGTTTTTCCAATTGATCTACGGCGGTTTTGGCTGGGGGCGCTCCGGATGTGATGCTTATCTCGGGCTTGCAT